AGAAAATGGAGTGAATGCTTTATTCACAATGCCAATGAAAGGATAAAATGAAAAAATATGTAGTGTTATTTACACTATCATTAATGATGTGTGTACCGCCAGCACCTGCAAAAGAAGGTTGGCCTTCTGATGCAAAAAATGATTTTATTAGTCAATGTTATTCTGGACTCATAAATGATGCTGAACTAAGAAAATCATTTTCAGATAAAATGTTGATGGGTATTTGTTTTTGCAATGCTGAATATTTTGAAAATAAGTATGATTTTTTAACATTTCAACAGATAACTGAACCGCCACTTTCTAAAGAAATAGAAAAAGAATTGTTTACAACATCTTATGAATGTGCAAGAATAGAAATTGAAAGAAAAAATATGATATGAAAAAATTAATAATTCTTTTGACTTCTTTTATTTTGATGGGAATGTCTGACTTTGAAAGAAGAGAAGAGCAGAACAGAATTCAAGAAGCGATGCAACAAACGGTGCGAGTGAATAAAAAACCCACACCGTTGAGCGATAGAAGAGCGGCTCGGATGCAAAGGAATCGTTATCACAATCAACATCATCCTTATTTTCCCAAAACAATTTATCGTGAGCCGCAACAAACTCCAAAACGCAGAAGGTTCTTTTAAGCAACCGCTTCTACGAAATCATAAGTAAATTTACCAGTCAAGCCAGCAACTGTATATTCAGTTACCTTACCTTCAAAGAAGTTTGTATGATCTGGTGCATTTAGAATATAATCTAACCAAGGTAGTGGATTCTCTTTGATTTTATAATTACCTTTCAAACCTAGTTGAATCAATCGTCTATCCGCCATGTAACGAATATACATCTTCATTTCCTCTTGAGTGAGTCCTTCCATCTTGGAGAATCCAAAAGCACGTTCAATAAACATATCTTCCAATTCAACGGCTTTTCTTATCATGCTATAAATCTTTTTCTTAAATCCATCATTGACAATTCTTGGATTTTCATTGCAGTATGTTCTAAACAATTTTGCCATTCCTTGTGCATGAAGATTCTCATCACGAATAGACCATTCATTGATCTTGCCAAATCCTTTTAGCTTACCAAATCTCTGAAGATTTAACAACATGGCAAAAGAACTAAACAAAACCAATCCTTCATTGATGACAGATTTTGCAATTGCAAGACCTGTACCTTCTTTGGTATTGACATCAATATCAAGCATGTAATCATGCTTCTTTCTCATGTGTTCAATTTCCAAGAATGCGCTATATTCTGACTCTGGAAATCCAATCGTATCATTGAACAGGGCATATGCTTCCTGATGTATAAACTCTCTCGCCGCAAAGCTTGCCAGCATTTTACGTATTTCATTGTTCTTAAAAATTTTAAGATAATAATTAATGTAATTTTCTCCGACATTCACATCAGATTGTACAAATAAAGTCAGTACACTACGAATGAAATCTTTTTCACCTTGAGACAATTTACCAGATTTCCAATCATGTACATCATCTTCAAGTGATGCTTCTTCTGGAACCCAATGAATTTTCTCATGATTCTGAGCCATCTCAACTGCCCAATCGTATCGAAATGGTTTGTATGTGACAGAAGGAACTTCAAGACCACCAAACACTTTCTTTAAAATTAAATCTTCTTGTCGAATTAAATCTGTATATGTTCCTATATGTTTATCATCAATGAATATTTGAGGAACACTATTTACTTGTGTTCCATTTGAAATGCGCTGATAGAAATCCATTCGTTCTTGATCATCGTCAAGAACGATTTCTGTATATTCCATTTGATTTGTTTCAAACCATTCTTTAGCTTTCTTACAATAACTACAACCGGTTTTTGAATAAATTTTAATTTCCATATCTTTGATATGCTCCCTTATAAAAAAATATGACCATGATAGATTTGAGAATGATGAGACTACTTTTTATCCTTGGCAGTTTAAACAATCATCTTCTTTTGGTTTCTCCACATAATCTTCAAGTGCTACTCGTTCAACCTTTGAAGATACGTTTTCTACACGATGTTCGGCTTCTGTCCTCAAATAATATAATGTTTTCAGTTTTTTCTTCCATGCAAGATAATGGACTTTTGAAAGTCTTGCCTTATCCATTTTTGCAGGAAAGAAAAGATTTACACTTTGACCTTGCTCAATGTATTTTTGTCTGTCTGCAGCATGTTCAATCAAAGTTTCTTGATTTAATTCCATAGCAGTTTTGAATACATTTTTCTCATGCTCTGTCAGAAACTTTAAATGTTGAACAGAACCACGATTCAACATGATATCCGACCAAACCGAATCAGTATTTTTACCATACTTTTCCAAAACATCCGCTAAGTATGGATTCTTAATTAGATAAGAACCAATACGTGAACGTTGTGTAAATGTGTTGGCATTGTATGGTTCAATGGATGGTGAAACACCTAGAAGCATACCAGAATTAGCATTTGGTGCAATAGCAGTGAGATGAGCATTTCTTCTGCCAGTACCAATACCATCTAGATATTCTCCTTTTTGAAGTGCAAGTTTTCTTGTCTGTGCTTCCGCTTTCTTCGCAATTTGCGAAAACATCTTTTCATTTTCAATTCTGGCTTCCGGACTTTCCCATGCAATATGATTTTTCTGTAACCAAGAATGAAAACCCATTGCACCTAAACCTAATGACCGCTCTCTACTTGCAGAATACTTTGCCTTTTGCAATTGGTTTGGAGCATTGTCAATGAAGAATTGTAATACATTATCCAACATGGTAATCATATCTTCTACTAGAGTAGATTCACACCATTCATTATATTTGTCAAGATTCAAACTAGACAAACAACAAACTGCTGTTCTATCTTCATTTGTTGGTAGTGTGATCTCTTGACAAAGATTTGAACTATTAATTCTAAGTCCTTTATCTTTCAGTGGTTGAGGTAAATGTCGGTTGGATTCTGTGATGAAATGAATGTTTGGTTCTCCTGTGCGATAACGAATTTCTAGAATGGTTTCCCATAACTCTCTTGCTCTAAGAGTGTCACGTACAGTTTTGTCTTCTGGGTCAACCAAATCCCACATCTCATCTCGTTCTACTGCTCTCATGAATTCATCTGTGATATTGATTGAGTGATGGAGATTTAAGTTCTTACGATTTACATCTCCAGTTGGAACTCGCATGTGAATGAATTCAATAATGTCTGGATGGGATATGTCTAGGAATGCACAAAGTGAACCTTTACGTGTTTTTCCTTGTCGATATGCAATCATGTCTGCATCAATCGTATGAAGGAATGGCATTGGTCCTGGAGCTTTATTGGAGACAGATCGGACTTTGGACCAGTTCGCTCCGATTCCTCCTCCTTTTACTGATAACCACCGTACTTCAGTAGAGTGGTCTATAATTGAATCTAAATTGTCTTGAATGTCTAAAAGAAAACATGAGATTGGCATTGCTTTTGGTTGTTCACCTGGTAATACAGAATTTGATAAAACAGGTGAAGAATACATAAACCAACCTTTAGAGACCGCATCATACAGTCTTTGTGCCAAGTCTAAGTCACCGGCAGAAAAACAAAGTGCAGTTCTTGCAAAGGCCTCTTGAGGAGTTTCATTATCTCTACAATAGAATTGTGTTAACATTTTGTTTGCCATTTCTGACAAGTTGTCACTTCGTTTCTCATCAATTTCTATACCATAAAACTCCTTTTTGTTACTCTGAGGCATTGTAAGAATTTGCGCACTCATATGTTACCCTCGTTGAAAAAATGTTAAAAAAAGAATAAACGAATCCATTAAAATGTGTTTCCACATTTTTTCTTTGTATATTAAATTATATGGGTTTATTAAAAAAGATTTATTTTTTTAGTACACTAACAACTTGAGAATGTGCAATATACACTAGATTAGCAGTACCACTGTTATCTTTAATAGCTATTCCATTAGTAGTTGATGTCACTTGAATAGTCGTATTTTGTACGAGATAGCTACCTCCATTAGTTACAATTTCTAATTTTGTAGGATTTCCTAGTGCTGTTAATGCATCTGAATATGTAGACATTTTATTCTAACTCTTTAAAGTTGTAGTGATTATATTTATAAGATTTACTATTTCAAATTACCTTCAAGCGTATTCTCAAATCATTCAAACTATAGTTCTCTTTGTTCATATCTAAATCTTCAATTTCTTTCATTTTATAAGAAGAAATAGTATGTAATTTTTTCTTCTTATTGTAGTTATAATTTCGAGTTTTTAGAATTGGTTTGAGTACGTTAATTATATTTTCAACTTTGCCACCAATAGTATTTTTAGGTGAGGTCTTTAAGCCGTACTCAATCAATGTTTTCAAATAATCATAAGTCAAGTTCAAGTTTTTAATCTTATAGATTCTATTTATGTCTGGAGTTGCTATCTTATAAATGTCTCTGATATCATCATCATATTCTCTTGAACTATATTTTTCAGCCAGTTCATCTACACCTTCTAGAATTCTAGTGAACAATTCAGATGTTCTAAGACCCAGATTTTCTTCTATTACAGTATATTCTTTGAAGCTTTGCATATTAGATTTTCTGCCACATTTTGAGTTGGAAAGTTGCCTGTAATCCTTCAAACGTAAAACGATCAATCATTTGTACAATCTGTGATGCGCTAAAACCATTCAATATATACTCATTAATATCCTTGCCACGCATTGATTCTGGTAGCAGTGCTACTTTATATTTACGTTCAATCATATTTGCGATTTTTTTGACAATTTCTGGATTCCTTGGTTCTCTATCTGCAACAAAAACAAAATCAAAATTTAATTTATCCAAAGTCTTTGTAACATCTGAACCCGCAATCGCAATTGAATTTGGTAAAAACATTGAGTCAATAGGACCTTCTACAATATATATTTTTCTTTTAATATCAACATTATCAAAATTATATATTTTTGGAGCTTTTTCATTTAACTTGATAGTGATATATCTTAATTTTGTATTTCCAGATAATGCACGACCTTGAAAAGCTACAAGTTGTTTTTTTCCATTATAGAAAGGTATGATGATTCTTTCATCATTACCGCCTGTATAATTTGAATCATAGTATTTTCTTACCCAATCTCCGAATGCAGAAACAAAAAATAATTCTTTTAAATATTTTTCAGGTATTTTTCTGCGCTTGGCATATTCCTTGGCGGCATGACCATCTTTTAGAGCATCAAGTGTTTGTGCTTTTATATAATTAATTGCGGTATTTTCAGATATTATCGGTTTGGGTTTGAGAGAACTCATTATCGTATCTGTTCTTTTTTTATCTAAAAAAAGTTCTTTTAAGTATTCGGTGTGTAAAATTGAATTGACAGTTTTTAAGAAGAAAGAAAAGTTTGAACTGAACCCA